CTGCAGCTACAATTATCTGTGTATATGAACCAGTCTGTCCTGAAGTACCAACATATGTAACTCCCGTTGTATAATCTACTCCACCACCATGTGTCCCGTCTGCCGTTGTAGAAAATTTAAAATGATGTCCTGCATTAGAACCATTAGATGTATCAAACTTATAAGTATTTCCTTCATACAAAGTTATAGGATCTTGTGATACTCCATCTATTACATATTTACTAGAATCAACAGTTACACTTTTTGTTAAAGTAGAATTATTTACTGCCTCTGTCCAACCACCAACCCATTCAGCATCTTTGGCAAAACCACCAGAAGTTAATACTTGACCAGGATTACCTGGTGCTAATACAACCCAATTTCCATTTTTATCGTAAGTAATAACAGCACCACGTTGACCACCAGCCAATGCAGCTAATGTATCAAAACGCTGTCCCATACCTAACCAAACATTAGCTCCTGCTGTATCATCAGTTAAAATAAAAATATTACCATCAGTAGTATTAATCCATTCTGTACCTACAGGATAATTATTAGTTTCAGCAGAAGTAACGGTAGGATTTGTAGCGTATTTAACAGGGATGAGTCCAGGAGTAAACATTGATTCTGTTAGTGTACCACCTGAAGGAACACCAATATCTGTTACAATACCTAAATATTGTATAGTAACAATTAGTGTATTAGCAGGTGTAGTATTAAAAGTCAATGTTCTGTTACCAGTTCCTGATAACGTATAATGATTTGGAGAAAACTGATGAATACCACTAACTGTTACTATAATTGATGCAGGAACAACAACGTCTTGTGTTAATGTAAATATATTCGTAGTGCCGTCGCTTACAAATAAATCTTGATGAAAAGATCCACCAAAACCACCAGTTAACTTTGAAGCATCTACTGATACGATATGATCGTCGGTAACAGCACCATCAACAATTTTGCTACTAGTTACAATATTATCGGCAAGTTGATTCTGTGTATAAGTTGCATGAGTTCCTGTAGTAGTTAAATATCTTACGAAAACAACATCATCAACAGGGACACCAGCAAGGGTTAAAATTACTCCTGAAAGGGTATATTCACTTGGTCGTTTAACAACACCATTAACACTAACTTGTATAGAGTCTTTAGAAGGAGCAACTCTACCCAAAGTATATTGCGTTCCTCCTACCGATGGATGTTCCTCTGATTTTATAAAACCAAAAAATGGTTCGTTACCTACATAAGCCATATCATTACCCTTTAGTTAAATTATTTTGTGACTTCTGGTCGTAAATGTATTTTACCTTCTAAAATTCGTGTAACTATACCGCCAGAAGCAATTTCAACATCATAATAATAATAACCTGATTTTATTAAGGTTGACACTGCTGAAGCTAAACCTAATGTTATTGTTCCTGAAGGTGCATTTAATACGGTGGCAGTAAGAGCATGTGAAGTTGTAGAAGTATAATTTTTTCTCATTTGAGAACTCATTGTATAATTAGATATATCAATTGCAGCCCCTGCGTCATCTTTTGCTGTAACTACTACACTCCAATCTGTACCCTGATCTATATTATAATCTGTTATAGTTGCCATTCCAATTCCCTTTAATATTATATGTATTTATAATACTATACCGTCGTATTTAAGCTTTTTCGTTCAATACTTCAATTAATAGATCGTTTTCCGGACAATATAAGTATTCGAGCCTACTAGTATCTAATGCTTTAACAGCATCATCTAACGATTCAACTAGTGGTTCTCCACCTAAATTAAAAGAAGTATTAAATAATACAGGAACTCCTGTTTGTGTATTAAACTCCTCTATCATTTCATAAAATACAGGATTTTGTTCCTTTTTTAAAGTTTGAATACGGCACGTACCATCTACATGAACAATAGCAGGAATTTTCTCTTTGTATCCTTCATTACAATACATTGCATACATCATGTGAGGAGATTCTTCCAGACCCCTCATATCAAACCATTCGTCTGCATATTCATGTAATATAGTTCCTGCGAATGGTCTAAAATATTCTCTACGTTTTACACTATTAACATAAGCCTTACCATCCTCTGTACGAGGATCAAAAAGAACTGAACGGTTCCCTAATGCTCTTGGGCCATTCTCACAACAACCTTGAAAGAGTGTAACAATATTTCCTTTCAATATTAATTTAACTGCATCTTCACTATATATTTTTTTTGTAGTTCCATTATATTTTTTAGCTATGTTTTCTACTTCCTCGTCTGTATATTTATACTTCGGACCTAAAAACAAACTATCAGCATATCCTCTAACCTTTTCTTCTTTTGTAATCGTATAATATGCAAATAATGCCGCGCCTATAGATGTGCCCGCATCATTTGAAATTGGTTCAACATATAAATTAATACCTTCATCTTTTAATTGTCCAAGATACCAATAATTAGCAACACAATTTAATCCATAACCGCCAGACAGTACAACATTTTTATTACCACTCATTTTAACTGACTTACGAATTAAATCAAGAACCATTTGTTGTGATTCTGTTTGTACAGCATAAGCCATATCTCTACGGTTTTGTAATCTAGTAACATCACACGCAGGCTCTAATGGATCAGGGTCATTTAAATATTCCCATCTTCCTTCATTCACAACTGCACCGTTTGGATATGTTGGAATAATTAAATTACGATCTGCTGTTTTCCATTTTCCTCCACCACCATCATTATAAATGTCTGGAAATTTATCACAAGGTTCTCCATATGGAAACAATCCCATTGTCTTACCTGCTTCAATAGGCATCCATCCGCAATAACGCGTTACTGCCTCATATGCTTTTACAATACCAGCAGAATCATCAATACAAGCTTCATAGGTACCTTCTTCATTTTCTCTTGAAGCATCAAACTTAGGTTGTAACGTACTATTCCAAGGACCTCTGCCACCTAGATGTTTATAAAGTGTTTTAAAATTTGCAGGATAAGAACAATCAATAATTGATTCAAGTTCCCACGTCATCTCTTGCTCGCCATTTATTTCCATAGGAATATATGTGCCAGCACCATCTACAACTAATGCAACTGCAGATTCAAAACCAGAACGATAAAAGGCACAAGCAGCATGCATTTTATGATGCCATCTATCCATATGCCAGACTTGTTTATCCTTATCATCTATAAGATGTAATTTTCTTGCAAGTCCACTATATACATCACCACCGGTAAATTCAACATGACTTTTATCCGGTTGTGTATGTGCTATAATTAAATAATCTAGTTTATCAGTATACTCTAGAATTTTAACCATACAAGCATAAGGTCCACCATCATATTTCTGTCTACTCAACCTTTCTTCTTCTACAGCAAAAACTACTGCACCATCTTTAAGTAAACATATACTAGCATTATGACCTCTTGATATACCCGCAATCCATTGACTCATCCATTATCCTCCAGCAACTTCATACCTTGTGGTATACCAATAGGAGCTGGTTTACTGTGGTCATCGGGAATTGTGTTCCTACAAGCTTCAGTATGTACATGAGGTTCAACTTTACCTTCAAATTTAGATCCTTTACCCATTCGTTTCTTTACTGAATCTACAACAAGTTTTATTTCTTTCTTATCCATAACAATAGAATCATTATTAGCACGATCTTTCTCATCATCCATAGTAAGACGAATAGGTGAATATACTCGTTTATCTTTACCAATATCTATAAGATCAAAATCTTTTTCATCTGGATAAGAAATGTTTATTGGATAAGTTGATCCAATAATAACAGTTGCAGTTTTATTAAGTGCCTTTGCAATATGTTGTCCTACAGAATCACAACCAAGAAAATGATCTGCACTGTGTATCATTGCCGCCCACAACCTTAAATTAGGTTCTTTAGGTACAGCAATTGTATTATCTTTATCTTCTGGTATGTCTATTGGTATTTGACTCATCACAATAATACCATAATATTTTCTTAATTCTTGAATAATATCAACAACATTTTGTGGTTCTATAGATCGTGAGGTTAAATCATATACAGCAGGGCCTACTTGTTGAACCGAACGACCAAAAGGTTGGAAGACTAATATTTTGTCTTTTTTAGTTCCAGATTTAATTTCTTGAATTGTTTGAAACCCTTTAACTAATTCTTCTTTACTAAGATGAATTAAAGGGTCAGGGAGGACACGAGGTTCATCTAATTCATTAATAAGAATATCAAAACCTTGTGCTAAACTACATTTTTGATTGAAGTATTCGTTAACTCGGTATGGTTCGGGAGAAAAGACATCTTTATCTTTTAGATGACTTTCAAAAAGATTTTTATGCCAAACTTCAAACGCATGTTTATGTAAGATAGGATGACCACGATAAAAATCCATTCCACTTTCACATACTATAACAAAATCTTTATCACCTGAATCTTCTGCATATCTTTCTAATGCGGGGATAGAACAAAGAACACGACCTGCTCCACCATTAATAAAAAAAGCTTTTGAACGACCACTCATAATTTTTCACCTCAATAAAACTATTAATAATAATTACATAACTATTTATACGACCTTATGGAGCGTTTTCATCAACTCCAGCAACCGGCCACATTTGTTCTATTGCTTTTTTATCTTCAGGAGTTCTATCTACGATTTTAACATAATGATCTATTTTGGGTTTAGATTGTCCTGATGCTTCAAACTCAGCTTCTGCTTTCTGTTTATCTGGGTCTTTTGGCCACTCAATCAACTCATTGGGACATTCTTTCCAATCTGCTGGTAAATCTCTTAATTTTTTACGATAATCAATCCAATCTTTTTTAACATCAGCAGGTATATCTTCAGCTGCAGCCATATTATCGGAACCTTCTAACAACTTATTTCTTTTATGTCGTATCCCGTCATCAGTAAGTAATGCCATGTTAGGAGTATTATCGTGATATTTTAAATGCTTAAACTGTTTTGTTTCAGGATCATACACATTTTCCTGCATAGCATTCCTATCAAAAACATGACTTGGATAAGTCGGGTCTGAAACCCAACCATTAGGTACATCCTCAGGCCCTGTTTTTATTTCATAGCGTTTTAGATTACCAAATGGATGATAGGTTTCTGTAGAAGGTCCAAGCATTCCCGCTATAAGACATTCCTTATCACCTGCTTTAGCATCCAATTCAACTTGATACAAATGACCGGGTAATGGACGTTCAGTCATATTATCAGCATCCCATGCTTCTTCAAGGTTATTACCATCTTTAGTTAACCATAAAAGTAATTTTTCGGGACCTTCATATTGTATAGTACTAGTTTTTCCCAACACATCAGCCTGCCCATAGCGTTCATCGGGTATTCTATATGTAAGTAATGTTTTATATATCGCCATTATTTTTCATCCTTTTTATTGATAAGTTACTTTTACTAATCCACCAGCACCCCAAAAACCCCAACATGCACTTGAAGTTGCCCTAGGCTGACCTGTTCCTCCACCACCTGGAAAATTTGAATGTGCAGCATAACAAGGATAACACGTTGTACACCAATCACTACTCAAACCACTTGATGTTGACCATGGTCCTGAAGGTACACCCGCCATTACAAACCCTTCTGAACAACAAGAATATGTATGACTCATATCGCCTGAAGTTCCCGTAAATCCAATACTCTTAGTTGTTGGTGAGTGTGGTATACCACAATAACCGGGATAGGTTGTTGACTGTACCCAACCAGCATTATAATTTCCAAAATTACATTGAGCTGACTTCTTACAGTTATAACAACTAGACATTACATCCCAATTGGTAGGTCCAC